CAGCTTGCCACAGCCACGCTTACATTTCTTTCTAGCGGCGGCGGCAGACTCAGCATAGATGCCAGTGTTGCGACCTTCAAAGAAATAGAGCTTAGCCATTATTTGTCTACCTGTTTAAGCATACTGAGCTATGGGCCTACCCAGTTTGATGGGTCACTCGCAAACATTCCCATGTATGCTCCAGTAGCAAGAGCAGGGCTACCAGTTTGCTTAAGCACATATCGAGCCGCCTCATCCATGGTTTGGTCGTATGGGGTATTAAATCTCTCCAGCCACTGAGATCCAAGATCTTTAGCATATTCAAGGTTGAGCTGAGTATCGCGGGGACGATTCATAAATTCATACATTACATCCCCTGTTGCCGCAGTGACACGACCTAACATTCCCATACTTTCTGTAACGTCTAACAGATTTTCTCCAACGTGCTGAGCAACCGGACTGCTAATGGCGTCACGAACCGTGTCGCTTTTCATCAAGGTTTCAAAGAAAGATGGCTGATCGTCTGGGTTTTCTGGCAAAGGGAATTGCTCAGCTATCTCTGGATCTAGCACAAGATTAGATTGAACATCTGGCTTCTGAGTTAAAGCGGCGGCGGCAAGAGATGCAGATGTAATACCCAAGACAGATGCTAACATTGGTGCGCTCGCCGCACCTCGCTCTAATATATCAATGGGCTTATCGTCATACATCACAACATTGTATGTTGGTCTTTTGTTGTTGAAGTCTCTAGTCCAGTCTCTATACAACATTCCGGGCATTCCGACCTTAGCCATGTCATCCCGAAAATTTATCTTTCCAAACTTGTTACCCATTTCATAAAAGAACTGCTGTCCAGTCAGACTCAGAAGCCTTTGCCTTTCTTTGTCTGTAAGCCAAGCATCAGCACCCCAGCTATTATCAAGAAGCTCCTTAGTGTCTAGGTATTTGTTAACCAAATCCTGTAACGCTTTGGGCTGTTCGCTGATAGGCTCGAACCAATCAAGAAGCTCATCAGGATTAACGTGAAGCCTATTCTTGTACAAGCCACCTTTTAAGGCGCTGAAGTCAGGCTCTGGGCCATAAGCGGCAGTGTTCCACTTTGGCACTGATCCTTGATAGATGCTGTAAGCAACCTTATCAATGTCACCTATTGTGGCTTGTTCTATATTTTTGATTGCGGTTTCTAAATGCTGAGCATACTCAGGGCTACCCATATCAATAATGCGACCATCAGTAGTCATGCGCCTGTTAGATATTGCCTGTGGCCTTGGCTGGCCGGGTAAATATCTGTCGCCACCAAAACTTTCCGGCCATTCCACATCCTTAAGATCCATAAACTGAAAATTACCCGGTTCTATTTCCCAAGCAAGCTGATATTTTTGAACGTGATTGGGGGAATCCTCGATATATCTTTCTGCCCTATATAGAGCATCATCAAACTCTTGGGTGTACCATATGTACGAGTCTTCCGTACCGGCAGGATAGATAAAGGTTCTTGTCCCCATAGTGGGCAATTCCCATTCAGCTTTTTTGGTTCCGTCAGGAAGATTTGTGACATGAACATAACTGTCTTCAGTCAGGGAATTTTGCTTTATAAAACCCCAAGAAGGTGGAATATCAGGCTCATCATTAGGAACGAAATCTCTCCAGTCTGGGCCGTAGCTCAACTCCATTTCGTCTTCATAAGATGCCTCACCCCAAGACTCGGCATCTCTTTCGGCTTGAGCAAGGCCTTGTTCTTGATGATAATCTTTAATGACTTGTTCTTTTTGGTCATCCCACTCTTTACCAAGCCTCTTGTAGTCAAGAGAATTAGACTGATGTTCTAGCTCTCTGGCGTAAAACTCCAGATCCTCTGTTAGGTCAGCGACCAACTGCTCTTGTTCAGACATTTTGAGTGGGCCGTTTTTTAGCTTCTTTTGAATTCTTGCCCATGTTCTGGGGGCCATTGATAGATCTATGTCACCAACAATAACACCGCCGGGGGTGTTCGCAGACTTTCCCAGAAGCTTGTCAGTGTACTGATTTCTGTACGTCTTTGACGTACCCCTACGCCCTGCCATGTACAGACCGGGGCTATACATCTGCGCCCCTTCTCCAGTGTTCATGTAGGACATATCGAACCTGTCGATATTGGGAGCGCCGCCATGCCACATTTCTAGAGCAGGCTTGCCATCTGGAGTTTCAACAAGATTGTCTTTGAGGGCTTTGCCGCGAACAAACTGGCTAAGAAACTCTTTTGATGCCTTCCCCATTAGCGTTGCTCTCCCGGTCTAAGATCTCGCTCTAGCTTCTCAAGTGGCTTAGGTATCAATTCATCTTCTCCTAAATTCTGGAGTAGGTTCAGTCCTTGGTTTGCAATAGGAAGTTGCTTAACAAGCGGGGCTAGTGACTCACCCTCTGGCGCAGTAATAGAGTCATAAATACCCTCAACAAATTCAATAGGACGATCTGCGGCTGGCGGGAGCATACCCTCTGCCATTGTCCAGAACAGTCCATTCTGCATTAAAGATCCATACTGGTAGTCATTAAGACCAATGGTGTTTATGGTTAAAGCAGACACAACCTGATCTGCAACGCCCTGAACTACGCCTTCTACAGTTGCCTCTCCATCTCCAAACATCCATTGACGAGCCTCATTAAGCAGGCCAAATGAACCACCAGCCAGAGCCACATATCTTGTGAAGTATTTAAGCGCCTCATCTGTCTTGCCAACTCTGATGTTGTCAACAACCTCCCTCATCAGCAAAGCCTGTTGCTTAATAGCAAAGCCTCTTAGCGCCCACAGAGGTCTGGCATTAGGGTGTCTTGCCCAGCCCACTGGCCTACCCATACCGCTAATCAACTGCTGTTGACCCAGCCCTGCAAAGGCAAGCTCTTCTAACAGCTCTGCGCCTCTGCCACTGTAAGAGTTAAAGTCTGCACCGTGCTTTAAAAGCTGATCTCGTATGGACTTAAGCTCTGCCTTTGTGAAGTAAAAGCCCCATGCATCTTCTAGCGCACCTTTGGTTAAGGCCAACTGATGAGCATGGTTTAGGATTCCTTTTATAGTCCAGCCTTTACCAATAGCATCAGCGGCGGCAAAGCCAGAGCCTTTCATTAGCCAATCAGTGCTTGTCCTCATTGCATCAGCAACACGCTTTCCTGCTGATCTCTGGTCAGCAAAGGCATCGTTGTAAGTATTAAGGAATTCGCCCACGTTCTGACGGATACCACGATCCGTAACGCTGTATCTAGGTTGCGTTAAGCCTTTAGCTACGTTGCCAAATCCGTACTTAACAGACCCCACCATAGGATCTTGCAGGTTAAGCATGGCAGACTTAGGCCCAGCCAGTGTGGTGGCATACCCAAATGAATTGAGAGCCTGCAACCACTGATTAGGTGACCGTGTTTGGCCTATCAGGTTATCTTTAATTGCACTGACGGCCCTCTTAGCTAGATCAGGATCAATTCCTTTTGAAACAAAATGCTTCTGCATTGCCTTGAAGAACTCTTCTGGAGCCTGCATTCCTGCACTTCTAGGCATACCAAATTTCGTAGCCAACTGAACAAGTCTTTCATTGTTCATAATTCTGCGTAGGTTAGTAGCCAGAACTGGCTGATACTCTTCAGCCTTTACTTGACCCCTCTTAAAGTCGCCACGGCTTCGTTTCTCAAGGCCGGGATCAGTAGGGTAATCAAACTCTACCTCACCCTCTTCTCTAAACTTCTTTATCTTTTGAGTGTGCAGATAAGAGTCAAAGGGATAATGGCGACCAGTTACCATGGTGATGTGTTCATGGTTTTTACGATCAGACCACTGGAGATGCCTAAGAAGAGCATCGGCATCTTCTTGACCCAAACGCATATTTACATAATCAAACAGCTCATTCCTAGACGCTGAGCCTTTTGCATAATCTAACAGCAACCCATGGAATTTGTTGTCATCAAGCTCCAGTTTGAGGACGCTTGTAATGGGGTCAACGTACTGAACAACATCATTACCAATCTTCCTGATTGCTGACTCATCAGCACGTTGTGACAGCGCCCCAATCTGAGGGCTGATACGGCGCATAAGAAAGTCTGATGTTCCTGTCAGCCACTTATCATAGCCTTCACGAATTGATCTCCAAACGCCTTCCTTTTGTTGATAGAGGTTGGAGCCTACAGCATTCTCAAAAGGATCAAGGTATGACTGCCTTGGCTGAGTAGGGCCAAGTATGCGTCTGTCAGCTTCCTCAAGCTGTTGCACGTTCCTAAGCGACTGGTCATTTACCTTTCTTGCTTGCTGATTAAACTCATCACCAAAGTTAATCAGATCCTTGTCTAGCAGGTCATCGTCAACAGTCCTGTTACCAGCCACATTGCCGAGAGATCCGCGACGAGTAAATATATCAATGGCCCTGCCAAGAGACCCCCCAGCAATAGCGCCAACAATAGCCCCGCCAGCTCTATCGCCCTCATCCTGAGACATGAATCCCCATGCCGCGCCATCTATTGTGCCAATAGACGCATTAGAGGGAGAGTCACCTTTGATAGCTGTCCTTGTAGTAAGGTTTTCTTTCTTTACGGCAAAGCTACGAACACCATCGCTAATTCTGACATTACCGTTAGGCAACACTTCTTCAACTTCTACGGTCTTTATGTCGCCTTTCTTGGTTTGATACAGGGCTTTTGTGTCGCCATTAAGAAACTGTCTAACTTTCTTTGCCTTGCTCCCAGCCTCTAGTAGTGTCGCAATACCTTTGTATGATCCATATCCACCACCAAGAGTGCCAATCATTTCTCCAAGCAACGCCTGACCGGGCTTTAGTTGCTGATACTCATCTTCTTGTATCTGCCTTCTTATACTTTCAAGCTCGTAATCACCGCTTTCCCCAAAGAGAGCATTGACTTTATCCCAAGTGTTGATAGTAAGACCGTCAAGCATGGCATCTGTGCCGCCAGCACGAATCTTCTCTCTTACTTCTTGGCCTTCTTTTATGGCCTCAAAGTCAATCTTAGGCTTAAGCCTTATGTCACTAGAGGTTGGGTTAAATTTCATGGCTACTCTGCGGTAAAGCTGTTGATGCTTATCGGTTCGCCGGCACGAACTTGATCATACATTGCCTTGCCTTCTTCCTCAGACATAATAGGAGGCATGTACCCTCCGGTGCGCCCAATCTGTCTGGGCTTAAATATAGACTCATTGCCAACAAGACTTCGGAACAGCAGAGCCTCTTGCTCCTCTATCGGACTGTTAATTAGCCTTGTGTAGAAATCAATAGCAGTCTCATAATGCTGTCCAGCAATCCGATCTAGTTCTGCATCTTCCCATTGAGTTTTGCCAGAGTATTCTTTAATCACATTGTCTCTGTATGTCTTACCATCAGACACCAGCTTAGACTTCCATCCTGTCAAAGCCTTCCTTCTCATCCTGCTGAGTCGGTCATTTGCTTTGCGCCAGCTATCAGACAGACCGGGAGCGGCAGTGTCCATTAGCTCAAATAGCGTTTCAGGTGTCAGGTCTTCTGAAGTAAGGTTTTGCTCCTTTACCAGCGTTGCTACGGCATTACGCATTTCAGTAAAGTCTTCTTCATTTCTCATAACATCTGCGTAATCATCATAGCCATCAAGGAATGAGCTAAAGTCACCCTCATCTAGCAATGCCTGCATCCTAGCCCCAACAGCTCCGCGTACCTGAACATCTCTGCCGGCCTCTGCGGTTGCCTTGTTTCTTGCAACCACTGCTTTAGCTAATGTCTGGGCTGGGCCTTTGCTTGCATCACCATGCACGGACTGCGCCTTAACGGTTTCGTAATTCTTTAGCAGTGTCGCAATAGAGCTATCTGTCTTAGCAAGAATCCTTGCCTGCTCTAGCATTTCTGGCTGAACAGTCCCCTCCATTGTTGCTGTCTCTATTGCCGCCGCATTTTTTCTTGCAGTTTCTAGCAAGCCATTGGCCTCAAAGATCGCTTTTGGTGGCATGACTTTTAGATCGTCTTCAGTCAGCTCATACTGACCATTAGCTATAAGCTCTGCCGCCTTTCTTGTTCCTTGAGCTATTGCCGCTGTCTCTGCCGCCTCTGCTTGCGCCGCCGCAACAGAGTACCGAAGGCTTATTTCTGCTCTGGCTTCTGCTCTGTCAGCTCTATCGTCTTGGTTCTCTGCCCTAGCATCGGAAGCATCCTCTCTCATCCTAGTTCTTCTATCATTTCTCATGGTGTCGCCAAGGCGCTTACCTTTTTCTGCTGAGGCTTCATTTAGGGTTTCATATAACTTCTCCAAGGACGCCTCAAACGTAGGTTTTTCTTTTTCAGTCGCCGCTTCTGCCCTATTCTCTACTTCAGTTATCATAGTCTGAAGGTTGTTAATCTTTTTGTTGTAACTAAGGTCAGCTTCCTCCTGCCCAACAGCCGCTAAAGCCGCAGTTCCACTATCCCATTTAGAAGGATCTCCTCCTGTTGCAGTGGCTACAGCTTGTTGTGCCGCCATTGCGTCTTGGATTAGCTCTCTTTTCTTTAGAGGGCTTAGCGTAGGGTCTGCCGATATTTGAGCAATCCTGCCTCTGTTATACATATTGGCAGTTTCACCTGATCGAACTCTTGCTTTCTGCGCCTTCTCAGCCTCTACCTCTTTCTGCCTGTAACCCAAGGCCATGTACTGCTTAGCCTCTTCATCATAGCCATTACGCCTAGCCCAATCTGCATATCTAAGCAGGCTGGCTGAGTCATTCATATCAGCTTCAGGGGCCATGGTTCGACGGAAGGTATCGACATACTGATTGCCGACATCCCCCATCTTGCCCATCGTATCCCCGATGGACGTAAGCATCCCGCTTAGGTTTGATGCTTGTGATCTAGCCATTACGCTGTCTCCTAATTAAAGCCACTTACCTAACGGGCCTTTTTCACCAAATAGACCCTCTTCACCAAACAGCCCGCCGCCGATAGCACCAAGCAAGCCAGATCCAGCACCACCGTCTGCGTCCTGAACACCACCCAAGTTGCTGAGCAGGGCGTTGTACAAGTTACCAGTGAGCTGATTAGCTGAATGCTGTGCGTTGATGTTGGCATTAGCACCACCAAGACCAAGCTGAGCCATGTAATCAAGTCCAGTAAGCTGACCAGTCTGTGCCATATCAGCATCCTTTTGACCTAGACCCATCATTGCCATCTGCTGTTGCATCGGCAGATAAGCCGCCTGTGCCGCCTGATTGCCGTAAGCACCCATCTGACCAGCTAGCTGACCGAGCATACCGCGCTCGTTATTAGCCATCTCACGCGATCTGAATGCCGCGTCATTGGACGCCATCGTTCTGGCCCTAGCCATAGCCGCATCCTCAGCAGTGCCGCCATACTGCGATCCACGGACTCCTCCGCGACCTCTGGCGTACTCAGCGGCCTGTTGCTCAGCCTGCATCCTGTTAAGCTCAGGATTCTGAGTAGCCATGATGTCTTTGTAGATAGCATTCTGGCGATCAGCAACAGACATTCCAGCCTGTGCCGCTATGTCGTTAGCCGCACTGTATGCGCTGTTAGCGGCCTGCTGTGCGAGACCATTCATGCCAGCTACATAGCCCTGCGGCTTTCCTGCATCACCCCAGTTGTAGTCTTCGTACAGATCTTTCATGCCAAGGCTGTTGTTCAGCCCCATCACTGAATTGCCTTCAGCATCAAGGATTGGATTTCCTTGAGCGTCCTTCATAGGACTGTAGCCAGAGTAACCATTGCCTAAACCACTGGTAACACCGTACCCCTGAAACTGAGCGCCAGTATTCAGGTCAGCTCCCATGCTATCCAAATACATCTGTATCTGATTACCCATATCGCGGGTTTCATCAGCGTTATCTAGCGCCCCGTATATCGTTGCGGCAGTGCCAGTTAACTCCGTGCCATAGTTCTTAAACCAATCCAGCCAGCCACCACTGCTAGTATTTCCGTTGCTAGTGCCGGGAGCCTTTTCAGCGTCTCTGCCCATCATTTGAGGCTGAGCCTGCATGGGTTGCGGGGCAAGAGCTGGATTAAATACTTGCGGCAAGTTCATTAAAGTAGTCATGCTGTGAGCCTCCCTACAGCAGAGTTGATATCTATTTCTTGCAGGGCGTATCGACCACCCTGAACCTTAACCTCAAAGCCCACACGGAACAGTTCACCTGATCCTGTGGTATTAATCTTGTAGCCCTTGTAGTACGGCCCACCATCAGGGTAGTAGCCAGCGACCTCTGTGGGACCAGAAACTACGTTGCCGTCAGCATCCTGAGTAAAAGAGCCAAACTCATTGACGCTGTACTCAGAGCCACCATCCACCTCTATCTGAAACTCTCTGCTACCAACGAACCTGTCAGAGAACCCCCACAAGGCATTGCCCTGACCGGGGACATACTCAGCCATACAAACGTAATGGATAGACTTGGGAATCACGGTTTGCATAGGACTTTGCCCAAGAGCTAAAGCCATGCTTTCATATCGCATGACGTATGGCTGGGTTACTCCGTAAGCGTCTTTTTCCAGATAGCCTTCATATTTCATAAGCCCTTTAGTGGGCTTGCCGCCCATATACACAATGTCTTCCTGATCTGATTTTAGCTCTATACAGTCGTTCCAGTAGCAATCAGTCCACCTTGTAACTTTCAGCCCTCCTGTTTTAGAAACGCTATTTAGGTGGAACGCATAAGCTATGTTCAGGCTTGCAAACAGCAGTACAGCCAAAGACTCTGAAGGCAAGTACCTAAACTTAATGGCGCTATTGCGATACGGAGCCTTAAGCTCTAGCGCAATCACCTCTTGAATCTCTCTACGGATATTAAGGCTGGGTTCTTGCAAAGGGTTTGATTTCTCCTGAATTACCCTGCCAAGAGAGCGCACACCAGAGTCATCAACAAACAGAACATCAGTGCCGATATTGCATATAGCATCACGGCGTACCAATCCCACATTACTTATTGCGTCCTGTAAAAAGATCCCCGAATCCGGCTGATTGATGATTCCAGCAGGAGAGCCGGAGTCAGCATTAGCGTATACAAGAATGCTGTTGCGACCAAAGACAAGCAGATAGCCGTTATGAGCATGGATATTAACAATGCTGTCGCCATCCACAGGCCAGTATTCGCGTACATCTATAATCCCCGCATCATTAAAGCTGTCAAAATCTGCGCTTTCGTCGTACCAGACAGTCTCATCAAGCAAAGCTGAATAGTATATTTGGTGATAGTCACCACCCACCCCAGTAACCCAAACCCTGCCGTATGCAGAGATAGCAATGTTGCCATCTATTGGGTGCGTATCTCCTGCTCCGTCAGTCCAGAAAGCGCCGGGGTCAACCCATTCATTATCGTTGTCCAGCCTCAAAAACGGTTTGCCACTAACAAATAACAGCAGTCGGTCATTGCCTGTTGTTAAATCCTCTGCGCTGAAATTAACCAGCTCTGCCGTTAACAGGTAATTTTGATAGGCTGTTGGCAACACAAGCTCTTGTATTTCAGATGTACCAGCAACAGCAACGCCGTAATCAATAGAGCCGCCAATCTCTGGAACCTGCGCTTTGCCAACTCGCTTTCTGCTCATTCCAACAGGAACAGACCGCGTATCGGTTGGGTACACATACTCAGTGCCATAGCGATAAATAAACACAGGAGCCTGTATGTTGTTGGAGTACGTTGATGAAGCGCCTTGAATGTCTTTGCCCATCCTAATTATTTCATTAAAAGCTTTTGCATCTTCCTTGCTGTCACGGACATAAAGCTTAGGGCTTACAAAATGACACCGGCCTAAGCCGAGACTATCCCCGTACTGCTCTACTAGACCCGGATCTGGCACAAAACTAATTTTAATAGGGGCATTTGGGTTGTTAGTTTCAAACGTAATCTCATAGCGATCACGCTTAAGAAGGTAGAAGCGACCAATCTCATTTCCATTTTGTGTCGCAATCAGAGTAACCCCCGGTTTGTCCGTAGGATCTGTATTCCATATGGCACTAATGCGAAAAATCCATACCGGCTTTGCAAAGCCATTAGGGTTTAAAGATGAAACGGGCCAATCTGCTAGCTTTGGAGCGGTCAGCTCTGGAGTTACTGACCCACCAAAGAAATCCGTAACCCCGTCAATAGTGCCTTGGTTTGCCCACTCATCAAGATAAACACTGTTTTCGTAGCCGGGGATTGGCTCATAGTCAACTTGCTCTTCGGGGTAATCAGGGTGACTTCTAGGGTAAAACAGGAGATAGGCATAGGGCTTCGCTGACCAGCCCTCCCAATTATGGGAAGGCATATTTAGGTCTACGGCATCAAAATTGCCATCCAGCTTAAGATGCTCACAAAACGCCTTTCGGCTAGCAAGCCTGCCTATCTGATCTACCACTACATTGTCAGCAACCAAAGCAAACTCAGGATCACCGTTGATAGGTGAAATCTCAGTGTTCAACCCCTCAAAGCCGGGGGCGCGGATTGCTACTTGCTGTACAGGTTGTGCCATTAGACTACCGCCCAAGTGTACTCAGTTGGTGAAAGGTTAGCGTCCAGTGCTATAGCATCAGATATGTACTGCTGTGCCATAGTGAACAGCTCCTGTGCCGTCTGGCCCCCTACCTCACCCCTCTCCCTAGCCGCAAGAGCCAAGGCGTAATAAAGAACAGGCTGGTCAGGGACTCTGAGCATATCTGTGTCATCTTTTAAATCTGGCAACTGCCGCCAGCCCAGTACCTTGATAGGCCATACCTCATCAGGGATACTGTCCAGCCTCATCATCAGGTTGCCGTCATTATCAGTGCCTTCCATAGCCCATCTAAATGGCCTGCCAAATCTAGGCTTACCAGCAATCAGAGTTCTGAGATCCCACTGATCTAAGCGAGCATTGTCTAGCTCGACCCCTGTAATACGAGCGCCATTGCTGGTTTCAGGTAGCACATAAGCAGGGGTATTAGCCTCAGTGCCAAACTGCCAGAGGTAACGAGTGGCATTCCAGCCATGAGCCGCCTCAACATACCGCTTAGCATCGTTCACAAACGTCTTGGCGAGGTTTGCTACAGGGTCTTCATGCACCCTAACGGTAGGGATTTCCGGCTCTCTGAGGCGCATCAGGACGCCGTTAACAAGGTCTAAATAATTCATGCTAAGTCCTTAGCTA